GGTACTCGTGTATCAGGTCAATGCAGGCTTTCCGCACATCCTGGAACCACATTTTTCCATTCATATGCCGGAACCATTGCCCTATTTCGGCCTCGCATGGGATGGCGGAATCGTAGAACTCGCGCCCGTCCTGCTCAAACGTCAGATAACCATCGTCGCTGCGTACTGTGATCATGCCCATGCCTCCAGCTCGTGAAACCGGAATGTCGGGCCGTCATATCCAATCAGGACGGTTCCGCAGGCTCCGTTTCGGTTTTTCGTAATCAGGATTTCAGCCTTGCCCATGTTTTCATGGTTCGGGTCGTCGTCGTATTTTTCCTGACGGTGAACCATCATGATCAGGTCAGCATCCTGGGCGATGGCTCCAGACTCGCGCAGGTCGCCGTTTGTAGGCTTGCGCTTGGCCTTCTCGACGTCCTTGGTCAACTGGCTGATGGCGATGAATGGCATGTTGAAATCCATGGCCATGCGCTTGATGTCGCGGCTGATGCCGGTCAGCTCCAGATTGCGGTTATTGGCATTGGCTTTGTTCGCATCCATGAGTTGAATGTAATCCACCACCGCCATGCTGACGCCGCCATGCTCACGCACCACGCGACGCAACAGGCCGCGCATCCTGGCCGGAGTCAGTCCGGACTCATCGCACACAATCAGGTTTTTAGTTTGCAGCCGACCGGCAGCGTTTGCCATCCATCCAGCCTCGTCCGTCGTCATTGAGCCGCGCTTGATGGCTGCGTAGTGGACTCGAGACTCAGCCGACACCATCCGCCGCCCAATGTCCAGCGCGGGCATTTCCATGCTGAACACGACAATCGGATATTTCGTGTGACGCATGGCGTGCTGCACAAGCGACATGGCAAACGTGGTTTTACCCATGCTTGGCGGCGCGGCCACGACAATCATGCTGGCCGCTTGCAGTCCGTCGATCTTGTCATCAATCGATGGCAGGCCTGTGCTGATGCCGCTGATGCCGGGGTTTTGTGACGCCCTGGCCGCATCGTCAAAGACCTTGCGCATCAGCTCAACGCCATCCACAACCGGCAGGTCATTGCCCAGGTTTCCACTGATAACGCCAGACAGGATGCCGTCAGCCTCGCTCAGCAGTTCGTTGACGTTGCGCCCTCCATGGGACTCGACAAGCTCTGTAATGCTCGTTGCTGCCCCTATCAGGTTCCGCAGTACGGTGTATTCGTGGATGCGTTTGGCGTGGCTCATGACGGCAGCGCGTCCAGCATGGCCGCACTTGATAACCCCGCCGATTATTTCCTCGGCAGCGTCAATGCCAATGTCCAGCATATGCTCAGCGACTTGCACCGGGTCAAATGCGCGGCGCAGGTTCTTCAGGTCGCCAATTGCGCCCCAGATGGCGCGGTATTCAGGAACGGTGAAGTCATCGGCGGCAATCATGCTGCCCACGTCGTCAAGCAGCCCGTTCTGCTCCATCAAGCTGGACAGAACAACCTGCTCGGCTGACGGGGATTCCAGTTTTGTTGTGATCATTTTAGGCAAGCCCTCCCGGCCTCAAGTGCCGCTAATTCTTCTGCGTTCATCATGCGCTTCGGGTCTGGTCGCCAGTAGTCCGGTTTCTTTTCGGCAGGTGGCGGCGCTGGTTGGGCGGAGTCTGGCTTTGGGTTTCGGATTCTGGCCAGCAGGTAATTCGCCAGCCCGCCATGCCAATCGTGCATTGTTCGCCGTTCTTGCCCTCGGTATCCAGCCGATCGAAAGTCCGCAATGATTTCCTCGGTCAAATCCAATGAAGTTATCACGCGCCCGCCAATAATCGTCTTGGCTCCCAAAAACTTCAAATGATCATCAATGGTTTTCGGGTCTGGAATCCAGTTGGCATCCATTGGCCCCATCATGCGGGCGTCGGCTTCGGCCTGTCGCTTTTGCTCTTGCTCGGCAAGCGATGCAAAATATTCGCCTTCTTCGTTCGTAGGTATCGAAGAAGAAGTATCCCTTCCATTCCCTTCCATTCCCTTCCCTTCCGGGGGGTGGCCGTCGTCGAGTCCTCGCCCACCATTCGACGAACATTCGACGAATGGTCGTGGATGCTTATACGAAGGCCTGTCGATTTTTTGGTGTTTCCAGCCGGTCACATGCCAGTATTTACGGCCTTCTGCGGTGTATTCAGACAAAAGACCGCTGATCAGCAGTTCGGAAATATAGGATTCGATTTGGCTTGCGGCTATGTCGTCGCCAGGAAAGATTTGCATCTTGAGTGTCTTTGCGCTGGCCGGGTGATTCCCGCCATCGTCGCAAAAGTTCCACATTCCGACGAACAGTAGTCGAGCGATCGGCGAGCATTCGACGACTTGTTCAGACGTCCAAAACTCTGGTTTGATGGTACGGATTCGCGCCATGGCGACCTCAATAAAAAAGGCCTTTGGTTCTGTGCCGTGGTGGAAATCCACAGTATCGCGGAATGTGCCGGGCGGCGCGATAAAGTGAAACACGGTACAGACCAAAAGCCTTGCTTTTGCCCGGCACATTCAATGGATGCTGACTCGGTTTCCACGCCTCGGCAGCATCGCTATTGTATCATTTTTCGGCCATTCAGAACAACGACTGCTGGCTGACGTTTTCGGCGTCCATCAGGTTCTGCGCGGCAATCTTAAAATACGATTCCTTCAGCTCCGTGCCGATGAACTTGCGCCCCATTTGCAGCGCTACATGGCCCTCGCTGCCGATGCCGGTGAATGGACTGAACACCACGTCACCGTCCGCCGTCCACAATTGCATGGCGCGCTCAATCACGTCCAGCTGCAAAGGGCAGATATGGCGCTCGTCGTTGCTGTCGCGAGCGTTCTGAAACTGCAAGGTTCGCGTTTGATTGATATCCATCCAGACCGGAGAGGCATAACGCTGCCAGATATCAATCGGGGTTGCATCGCCGGTCGGAGTCCATGCCAAGCTGCCATCAACGCGGTCGTTTGCGACGAAATCACGCGGCGCATCCTCGCCCACAAAATACTTGAGCGCGCCTTCAATCGGCTTGTCGTTATCCCCAGGCTTACGCATAACAACGAGATAGTCAGGGATGCCCTGACGCGACATGCTGGAGTCCTTCTTGATGGTCTTGTGCAGCAGCCCGAGCGCCTTGGTTCGCTGCATGGCCACGACTGGGTCTTTCCAGATGCAGACCTCGGAATGGTAGATGAACCCGGCAGACTGGAACGACCGGATGAGGTCGCCGCGGAAGTCCTTGATGCCGATGAATCCGTCATTCTGCTTGCTGGTTGGCAGGTTCATGCAGTGGACTGCCATCAGTCGGCCGGGGCGCAACATGCGGAACATGTGCTGAACCAGAAACCCGAAATGCTTGAAGAACTCGTCGTCGGTTGCGGCGTTTCCCATGTCGCGCTCATCGTTTGAATATGTGTACAACGAGCTGAAAGGAGGACTGTAAACAATGAAGTCCACCGAACCATCCGGCATCTGGCTGGCCACTTCAACGCAGTCCGCATTGTAAACAACGTGGTTCTGGCCTTGGCTGTAGTTTTTGACGTTAAGCATGATAATCCCCTTAAATGAACTTCGGCAGCGGCGCTGCCATCTGTGGTTTGTAGGCCCGCAGCGCATTGCTTGCCTTGCTGTAATCGTTGAAAAAGTCTTTAGCGATTGACGCCATTTCATCCATCATCCGGTCGGACTGGTCATCCTTGCGTTTGATGTTTTCCACTACCATGCCCTCAATGTCAGCCGTCACAACGTACACGTTGACGGTTTGCGTCTGCCCGAATCGCCAGCAGCGGCGGATGGCTTGGTAATACTGCTCCCAGCTATCAGACAGGCCGACAAAGATCATGTTACTGCAGTGCTGCCAGTTCATTCCGAACCCGGCGATTTTTGGCTTTGTGACCAGGACGCGGTGCGTGTTGTTCGTGAATCCAATAATGCGCGACTCCTTCACTTCCGGCTTGTCGCTTCCGGACACCTCGACAGCGCCATTGATTGACCCGGCCAGCATCTGGCTTTCATCGTTCAAATTGCACCAGACCAGCACCGGCCCATCAATGCTGTTTGCCAGTTCAGCAGCTGCAGCACAACGCATAGCAACCGTATCACGTCGCGCTGTCAGTCGGTCGCCAAGCGATTGCGCCAGCTTGGGCAGCAGTCCGTCAGTGATACCGCTGTCAATCGTGACCTGACGGATATTCAGCGGCGGCAGTTCCGGCTTCTTTGCAAACCCATACGCGGACGGGTCGCGCATGATGACAGCCCACGACGCCAGCCACTCGAAGAATTTCTTCTGACCATGACCCTTGAGTCGCCATTTTGCCGTGTCGCCGCCGTCGTGAATGAAGAACGTGGCCAGCATCTCAACTTGCGACAAGATGCCCAGGAACTCGCATTGCGTGCCAAGCTCCATGTAATCGTTCGGTGATGGCGTGGCGCTGGCTGACAATCGGTACGGAGTGTCACGGAAGGCGTCTGTAATCATCGCTCGCATCTTCCCGGCCATGCCTTTGAGAATTGACGACTCATCCAGCACAACGCCCGAGAATTGCCCCGTATCAATGTTGTGCATGTTTTCGTAGTTGGTGATGTAGATGCCAGTTTCGCGGATCTCGCTGTCATCGCGGACTCCGTGAACATCGAACCCGAAACGCGCCGCCTCTTGAATAATCTGGACGCTGACGCACAGCGGAGCCAGAATCAGGACAGGCTTGCCGGTATGCTCAGCCACCGCCCGCGCCCATGCCAATTCGCAGTTGGTCTTGCCTAGTCCAGTATCAAGAAACAACGCAGCCTTGCCACGACGACATGCCCACTCGACACATGCGCGCTGATAGTCGAACAGCCACGACTCGCTGCAAACATAGTCAAAACCAGCATCAACCGACTTAAAATGCTTCCCGGCAATGAATTGCTGATAGTCCATAAAATCCCCCAAAAATTAACCAATGCCGCCAATTCAGCGGACAAATGCAGATTACAGGGGAGCGGAAATAATTGCAAGCGCAATATTTTTATGGGGGGTTGGTGCGGAATGGTCGCCGGATGGTGCGGTCATTGCTGATCCCGTCCGGCGTGTTTGCATTGCAGTCAGTTCAGCTTGGCGATTGTTTGAGAGACGATATCCACGCGAGACCTGAACGATAGCGGTATCCCGTAAGCCTCTTTCCCGTCCTCAAGAAAGCAGACAATTGGCCAGCCAAGATTGACCAACTCCAAAACCACCTCCAAGTCACCAGGGCCGCCCGCTGCCCTTATGCTCGATATTTCCTTACCGGCACACTCTGGGAATTCCTCAAGAAAAGTGCCTTTTTCCAGCATACTATCCGCAATTTCCTGCGCCTCGGTTTTTGCAAAAAGACCATCAACCGTAAGCAATGTAATTTTCCCCGATCGTTTTGTGTGTACTTTTTGGCGCGCCATTATTGCTCCCCATGCGTTTTATCGAAACGCGGATAAAAGTGGATAATTGGCGAAGGCCCACGGAATCGAACCGCGCACAGCCTGATTTGGAGTCAAGCTCGCCGCCTTGGAACATTGGCCCTCAGTTGTTGCATCGGCGGGAATCGAACCCGCGACCCAGAGGAACTACCGACTGTTCTACGCTGCAACGATCAAGGCACTCCCGACCACTACCGCCACCAGGCTTGTCATAGCTCTAAGTCAATGCCTTGATCGTTGGCCTGTTGACCGGACAGGCTCCGGGCTACACTGGGCGGACCTTTGTGCAGTCTCGATGTTGCCCTGTGTTTCGACAGCGTTGCCGCTG